CACTGGGGACGGTGTATGGGTCGATGACAACCAACTCTTCGACCTACCTGACCGCCGCAGGTTACAACGCAGGCGCTGGAAACACAGGGAACTTTAATACCGCATTTGGTACGCTTGCTTTAGATGCCAGCCCTAGCGGTGCTGCGAACAACGCTTTTGGTGTTTCTACGCTAGGATCAAACACGACCGGTGCGAGTAATTCTGGTTTCGGGCACAACGCACTTGCTTCCAATACGACCGGAAACTACAACGTAGCCGTTGGGCATCAGGCTCTTGACAGCAACACCACCGGATCTATCAATACGGCAGTGGGTTACCAAGCCGCCCGTAATGCAGTCGCTACAACCCGCAACGTGGCTATCGGTGCGTATTCGATGGGCCTCGGCACTTCGTCAGGCAACGGATACAACACTGCCGTCGGAACGTACTCGCTCTACAAAAACAGTTCCGGCGAGAACAATGTCGCAATGGGGGAAGAGGCTCTTTACGAGAACACCACCGGAACCAATAACACGGCTCTTGGTCGGTTGGCTCTTACTGCCAACACCACCGCCAACAACAGCACCGCAGTCGGTTATAACGCTCTTGCTGGCAGCAACACGAACGGCAGCAACACAGCGGTTGGTGTGTCTGCTTTAGCGGTCAACACATCGGGCACTCAAAACGTCGCCGTCGGTGGCGCAGCATTGGCACAGAATACGACGGGTAGCTATAACATAGCGATGGGGTTGTTTTCTGGTTACAGTAATACCACCGGCAGCCAAAACGTAGCGATTGGACAAGAAGCCCTCTACTCCAACACCACCGCCTCTTACAACACCGCAGTTGGTTCTCAAGCCCTCAAAGCCAACACCACCGGCACAGAACATGTAGCAGTTGGTTACAGGGCGCTTACAGCAACGCAAACGTCTGGAGGTCTTACAGCGGTTGGTTTTGATGCGTTAAAAGACAATACAACTGGCACCGCCAACACCGCCGTTGGTGGGTTTGCTATGACCTCCAACACAACTGGAGTAGATAATTCTGCATTTGGTTCGCAAGCACTTCGCACCAATAGCACAGGTAGTTACAACATAGCTATTGGTCGCCAAGCACTCTTCTACAACACCACAGCCTCCAACAACGTCGCTGTTGGCTACAATGCCCTTAACGCCAACACCACCGGTGGATCTAACGTCGCTGTTGGTCATCAAGCGTTAGATGCAAATACGACTGGCGGTGCAAATGTAGGAATAGGCTCCAATGCACTTGGAGCTACCACTACTGGTCCGTGGAATGTTGCTGTTGGAGGTGAATCTTTACGAGCAAATACGACAGGAGGTACAAATACAGCAGTTGGTGGTTATGCGCTTTATAACTGCACGACAGGTCTATCAAATATCTGCGTTGGTTCCTTACAAGGAGCAGGAGTAAATTATTCCCCAGTGTTTGATGTAACTACCGAAAATAACCGTCTAGTAATGGGGCATTCATCAATAACAAATGCCTACGTTCAAGTTGCATGGACCGTCACTTCAGACGCAAGGGACAAAACAAACATTACCGTTGTACCTCATGGGTTGGCCTTTGTTAACCAGCTTAACCCTGTATCGTTCCAGTTCAAAACTTCAAGAGAAGATGACACGCCAAACGGCAATAAGCGTTATGGTTTCTTAGCACAAGACATCCTTGCGCTTGAAGGCGATGACCCTGTCATCATTGACAATGAAGTGCCTGAGAAACTCAAATATCAGGGCGAATCGTTAGTCCCTGTATTGGTCAAAGCAGTCCAAGAACTCTCAGCCCAAGTGCAAGCGCTGCAAGCTGAAATCGCAACCCTCAAAGGAGCCTAATCATGTCTGAAGTTATTCAAGAAGTACCCAGCCAAGCAGAACTTGACCGCCATTTCTCAGCAATGGGTGACTCGGTGGATCTCATCAACGCCATCGTTGCCGGTACTCGGATGCAAAACGAATCAGCGCAGGATCGCCAAGACTGTATCAAGCGCAACGTGGATCATCTTGAGCTTATGATTGCCAAGGGATGGTTTAACGACCGTGACCTCACAGCAGTCAACGCAGCGATTACCGCTGGCAAAGCCTAAAGGAAAACCATGAACGACCAAGACGTAACCGTAAAACTTTCCCTGATGAACAACATCATGGGGTATCTAGGCACACGGCCTTATGGTGAAGTGTTTCAGATCGTACAAGCCATTCAAGAGCAAGTAGCGCCACAACTTCAAGTAGCCTCTGAAGTAAAAGCGCAGCAGGCTGAGTAAGGTGCATCATGACATCCGGTGATTCTGAAGCGTTAAAACGCATTGAGGTTCACGAAGCGGTGTGCGATGAACGATATGCTCAGATCAACGCCAGGCTTAAGCGTTTGGAGATGATCCTTATGACCACGGCAGGAACAAGCATTCTTTTGCTGATCAACTTGGCGTTCAAGCTGAAATAGCATGATGACGCTTTTATCAACGCTCTTGTCATTCTTGGCCGGGGGCGTGCCTAAGTTGCTTGACCTTTGGCAAGACTCCAAGGACAAGGCGCATGAGCTGGAACTTGCCCGTATGCAAAACGAGCGTGAGCGCGAGTTAGCCGCCATGGGATTGCTTGCGCAGCAACGCATCGAAGAGATTCACACCGAGCAAGTTGCCATGCAAACGCAAGCCGAAGAGATGAAAGCGCTTTACGCTCATGACATTGCGATTGGCGAAGGAACGAGTCAGTGGGTCAAGAACGCTAGAGCATTGGTGCGTCCAGTGCTTACCTATGGCATGTTCATGTTGCTTGTATTTGTTGAGATTGGCGGATTCTGGTACGCGTGGACAACCAATGTGCCATTCGATTTGATGCTTGACCAGCTATGGGATGACGATACGCAGCAGATTTGGGCCGCGATTGTGGCCTTTCACTTTGGGTCACGAGCATTTGCGAAATGATCAGCGAACGCGCCCTCCAAATGATCAAGCATCACGAAGGTGTGCGCGTGCGCCCTTATCGCTGCCCGGCGTTACTTTGGACCGTGGGTGTGGGCCATGTCATTGACCCATCGCACATCAACGTCAAAGTTGAAGAGCGCAAAGCCTTGCCTATTCCAGCGGGTTGGGATCGCACACTATCTATGGCGGAAGTTGATGAGATACTTACAAAGGACTTACGCCGCTTTGAGGCTGGCGTACTACGATTGTGTCCTGCTGGTCTTACTCAGTCTCGCATTGATGCACTCACATCATTTTCGTTCAATGTGGGACTAGGCAACCTTCAGCGATCAACGTTAAGGATGCGCCATAATCGCGGTGACTATACGGGCGCTGCACTTGCCTTTAGAATGTGGACTAAAGCGGCAGGGAAAGAGTTGCCGGGCCTGGTCAAACGCCGCCGCGATGAAATGGCCCTTTACATGAGCAACTAATCATGCCACTTGTCCCCATCAAATTACCGCCAGGCATTTACCGAAACGGAACTGAATATCAGTCTCAAGGGCGTTGGTATGACGCAAACCTCGTGCGTTGGTTTGAAGGTACGCTTCGCCCTATGGGTGGATGGCGTAAATGGACAACCGCTCAGGCTTCAGGCGTTCCGCGTGGTATGTACGCCTGGCGCGATAACTCGGCAAATATTTGGCTCGCAGTTGGAACGGCTTCAAAACTTTACGCTTACCAGGGCGATGGCGATCAGGCTGACATTACACCAACAAGTTTTAGCGCAGGGCGCACTGACGCTTTAGGGTCTACCGGTTACGGCAATCAAGATTACGGCGAACAAGCCTATGGTGTTGCACGCATCCCTTCAAGCGTTAACGGCGTGCTGCCTGCCACCACTTGGTCAATGGACAACTGGGGCCAATATCTTGTGGCGTGCTCAGACTATGACGGAAAGTTATACGAGTGGCAGTTAGACTTTGCCACGCCAACTAAAGCCGTTGCCATTACCAATGCACCAACGAGTTGCAAAGGATTGATTGTTTCTGAAGAGCGTTTTTTGTTTGCGCTTGGCGCTGGCGGCGATCCGCGCAAAGTGCAATGGTCCGACCAGGAAGACAACACCGTATGGACGCCAGCAGCAACGAACCAGGCCGGTGACTTTATCCTTTCAACGCCAGGATCAATTATTTGCGCTAGGCGCGTTCGCGGTGGCGTATTGATCTTGACGGATGTGGATGCCCACTTGGCGCAGTACCAGGGTCCGCCATACGTTTACGGGTTTGAGAAGGTTGGAACAGGGTGTGGCGCGGTGGGCGTGTTAAGCGTTGCTGCTGCCGACACGTTTGCCGTATGGATGGGGTCATCCGGGTTTTGGGTTTATGACGGTTACGTCAAGCCGCTTTCCTCTGATGTTTCTGACTATGTATTTAGCAACATTAATCGCGGGCAAATCAGCAAAGTCAACGCAATTCACAACTCAAAATTTGCCGAAATCATTTGGTTTTACCCGTCATCCGAATCAAACGAAATTGACAGTTATGTGGTGTGGAATTACAGAGAAAATCACTGGACAATTGGAACGCTTGCACGCACTGTCGGTACAGGTCAAGGCGTATTTACATCGCCATTGATGTGTTCCGTTGATGGTTATGTTTATGAGCATGAGGCCGGATGGAACTATGATGGCAACGCACCATATGCTGAATCGGGGCCATATCAAATTGGTATGGGCGACAATTTGCTTGTGGCGGACCAACTCATACCGGATGATTTGACACTTGGTGATGTTACGGCAACATTCAAAACGCGCTTGTATCCTACCGCTACAGAAACAACGCATGGTCCGTATTCGTTAGCCAACCCAACGTCAGTGCGCTTACAGGGCAGGCAAATGAAGGTACGCGTCAATGGCAATAACAATACCGATTGGCGAGTTGGCATCATGCGATTCAACGCCAGGCAAGGCAGCAAGCGATGAAGCTACCGCGCCCTGGTGTTGAATACAACCAAATCGAGGAGCAATCGTTTCGGCGTGCTTTGGAATTGGCTGACGCATTAAACCGCAAGAAGAACACTAACATCGAAATGGGTCAGGATGAATTGATCATTATTCGTTCGCCTAATGGCACGCGTTACTCACTGGCGGTGTCAAACGCTGGCGTCTTAAGCGCCACTACCATGTAAGGAATCTGAGATGGCAATCCTATATCCATTTGCAACTTTTAAGTGGGACACGACCGCATCGCTTGGTGCAAAGCAAAATCTTGTCCAGGATATGATCGATTCAGGATATGACATTGCCGACATTCGCGCTGAGATTTCAAGACTTGAGCCAAACAAAGCGGCGCTAACCGAATCAAATTTCAATTTACTTGGGTTAGCGCTTCCAGAAACAAATGCTGGAGGAGCAACAGCTGGCGGGGCAACAACGGCAAAGCCAGCAGAGTCGCGCACATTGAAGATTTTTGGCCTTGATTGGAATCGTGACGCATCGCTTGAAACGAAAAAAGGCTATGTGCAAACTTTGCTCAAGAAGGGTTACTCGCCAGCGCAGATTCGGGGTGAAATTGTAAGGCTCGACCCAACACCAGTTGAAGCCACGTCATTTGAGCAACTTGGCATTCCCATTCCAAGAACGGGACGCAGCACGACCGAGCGCACTGGCGGCACACGCCTTGAGTCAGGCGAAATGCAGTACAACATTGCGCCGCTTGGCGACTACGAAGCACGCGCAGGGTTAGCACCAACGGGTTTGCTTAACTATGGATACGGCCAGGAGCAAGGGCTTTTTAGCGATATTCCAACGGCATCCGAAGTACGGCAAACGCAAGCGGCAAATATTGCCGCCATGCAGGCGGCAGCGCCAACTGCAAACATTGTGACCGGAATGGTCAATCGTGGATTGCTTGCCAATGAGTCGCCAACGGCTGGATTGTTGGCGGCAAACCAAGCGTTGATGAATCAAGTGCGCGATGTGTCCACCAAAACGGCGTTAGACAAGGCGGCTTTTTACAACCAATTGCGCGGTCAAGGTTACAGTGATCAGCAGATTCAAAACATCGTTGGTTCATCAATTGGATTCCAAACACCACAGCAGTTCAACTTTCTCCGCCAACTTGGTCAGACTGTACAGATGGCGCCTGAACTGCAAGCGCGTGACGCTGAAGGTAAGGCGTCTTACTTCAATGATTTGCTCAATAGCGGATTGAATTACGACCAAGCGTTGAGCGTTATCAACACGGGCGTTGGTCAGCAAAAGAATGAAGACCTACTAGAACTTGCGCGTGTGGCGTCCGCTCAACGAGCGCAGCCTATGGCAATGCTAGGCACTGCGCCAGGCGCGTTTAGCCAAGGCTTATTGGCTGGCGGATTTCCTTCTGTGGCGGGTCAAACATTACTCGGATTTGGCGCAGCGTGAATGATTTAGCGCATTGGAATCGATGTTCTCCATACCTCGAAGCGGCGTTGCGCTTTAGTCATGGAACGCATACCATTGAAGACATACGCAAAGCGGTTATTGACAAGGCGATGCAATTTTGGCCCGGTCAGCAATCAGCAGTCATTACTGAAGTCCACGTTTACCCGCAAAAGAAGTGCCTTCATTACTTTTTGGCAGGCGGCAAACTGGAAGAACTTTCAGCGATGCGCCCGATCATTGAATCGTGGGCGCGTCATATCCAATGCAACATGATCACACTATCCGGAAGACGAGGTTGGATTCGTTCGTTTTTGGCGGATGAAGATTACAAGGAATGTTGGACGGTTATGTCCAAGGAGTTATCACTATGAGCAAAAGCGGCGGCGGATCAACAACTCGCGTTGAACTTGATCCAGAGTTTAAGACGGCAGCGCTTGATGTATACGGCAGAGCGCAGCAAATTGCCGATCAGCCTTACACGCCATACCAAGGCGCACGTATAGCGGCACCGACTCAAGCTACGCTCACCGGTTTGCAGCGTCTTGCGCAAGTTGAACCAACTTCCGCCACAACACTTGGCTTACAGCAGTTAGCGCAAGCCGGGCAAGTTGGTCCTGGAACCGCAACCGTTGATTACGCAACGTCGCTGGCGATGCAACCATCAGGCATTGCGCAAAACATTGGTCAGTTTGTGAATCCATTCCAAACGCAAGTGATCAACACGGCGCTGCAAAACATTGAAACGCAGCGCCAACAGCAGCAACTTGGCAATTTGGCCGCCGCCACTCGCGCCCGCGCCTTTGGCGGATCGCGCCAGGGCATTGTTGAAGGCTTAACGAATCAAGCAGCACTTATGGCCGCAGGCCAAACCGCAGGACAATTA